CACGTTACAAACGTAATTTCCATCGTAACTGGTCAGCCCGTAATTTCTACTACGGCTATAACCCAAAATCACGTTACAAACGTAAATTCTGTCGTAACGGGTCAACCTATAGTCTCTCCTACGGCTATAACCCAAGCTCAAAGCCTATCTTCCACAAATATTACTACTGGTAATGTCGTCGTCTTACCAACGGCAATCACCCAAGATCATAATGTACAAGCAAGCAGTATACTCACAACAAACCCTGTTGTCTCTCTTGCTACCCTCACAGAAGAAGAAAACTTTTCTGTCGATAGTATATTAACAGGTAACCCGACATTAGGTTCAACAAGCCTTACCCAAGTTAATAACTTACTTGCAGAAAATATAGTAACACAAAGACCTGATGTTGGTAAACCCTTCGACCCTAACGTCGTTATAACAGAGGAAATAGATCAGATGTTTGGTGGATGGCAGAAGCGTACATATGAAGTCCCAGACGGACGACTTGTACAGGCTGAACGAGAGATACAGGCTTCTACAGGTGATTTAGTCTCTATCGACCGCAAGGCTAAGTCTTTACTCAAGTTTGGTCGTTCTGCCCAACTTTCTACCTCTGGCTTACAGACAGTCTGGACCGTTGGTGGAAACGAAACCTACGTTTCAACTAACTCTATCTCTCGTATATCCTCATCATCTGCATCAGATACAGAAGTTATTAGGGTAGAAGGTCACACAGTATCAGACGGAAAATTTACTTTTGTCGTACAGAATGTAACCCTCAGTGGACAGACTAAGGTAACACTAGATACAGCCCTCGCACGAGTATCAAGAATTAGCAACGGTGGTGGTACAGAGTTAGTTGGTCGTGTGGTTGTGTATGAGGATACAACAATATCTGGCGGCATACCTTCAGACGCCACTAAGATACACATTGATATTCCTCTGGGCTTCCAACAGTCCCTAAAGTCTGCAACCACGTTCAGTAGCCAAGACTACTATGTTATGACAGGGTTCTATGGCTCAGTCAGTGCTAAAACATCAGCAGCCGTAGATTTCTACGTTGAGATAAGAGAACCTAATGGCGTATTCCTACCAATGGCTTGTTTTACTGCATCTTCCACTGGTGGAAACTCAGATATAAGCCTTGATCCAGCAATTATTGCCCCCAAGAACTCAGACCTGCGTATTCGTTGTGAGACACAAGACAACAACGCAATAGTGTTTGGCATCTTCAAGGGCTACTTAGCGAAAGTATTATAATGTCAAAGACTGGCCTCAAAAATAAGATGGAAGCGCATAACAAGAAGTCTAAGTATAAGGTAACTATGCGAATGCTTCAAGCGGTCTATGATCGTGGTATTGGTGCTTACAAGACTAACCCCTCAAGCGTTCGCCCTAGCGTAAAGTCACCTGAGCAATGGGCTATGGCCCGTGTCAACAGTTTTCTTAAGATCGTAAGCGGTTCTAAGTCAGCTAATCACGATAAAGACCTTCTGCCTTCATCTCACCCTTCGTCAAGTAAGAAGTCCATGAAGAAGGCACAATATGCCAACGATATTTTCACTACGGAGCCAGAAGCAGTCTCCCGTAGCATGGATATAGGTCTTGAAGGCAAGGTTCACGTTCACGACTACGATGGTCAGGCTGTTTATATGCCCGGAGAGAGCCATGAGGCTTACCTAGCGCACTATGACAGGGGTGAGGCTATAGAAGAGGAAGAAGGCTCCTCAGTGGACCGTATAGAGGCTCTCAGGGCTATTGTAGCTGAGGTAATAAAGACAGAGTTTGCTAAGGCAGAGTACCAAGGTGAGAAAGTAACACTTAACAAGCCTCGTCGCATCAAAGGTGGCAACAAGAAGTTTGAAGTGTTCGTACAGGACGGTGGCAAGGTTAAGAGAGTTACCTTTGGCGACCCTAACATGGAAATCCGTCGTGATGACCCGAAGGCTCGTGCCAATTTTCGCTCCCGTCATTCGTGTGACACCAAGAAGGACAAAACAAAGGCTGGCTACTGGTCATGCCGTATGTGGGAAGCAGGTACATCAGTGAGTGATATGACAAAGAATATAGAAGGTAAAATCCTTAAGACTGACGAAGAACAGCGTATGGTCTATGGCTGGGCCTCAGTAGTAACCGAAAAGGGTGAAGCTGTAGTAGACCGCCAAGGGGATGTTATCGAAGCTGGCACACTTGTGAAAGCTGTAAACGAATTTATGGAGCATGTGCGTGTCGGCAAGGCTATGCACACAGGAGAGCAGGTTGGCACAGTAGTCCACTCGCTTCCTATCACCAAAGAAATCGGTGATGCTCTTGGTATCCAGTCTGACCGTGAAGGATGGGTCGTTGCTTACAAAGTATTCGACGATGGCATCTGGGCTATGGTGAAGTCTGGCGAACTTGCGGCCTTCTCCATTGGCGGTCGTGCTATGAAAGAGGAGATTTAATCTTGCCTAACCTCCTAAAAAACTTGCAACTTGAGGAACTGTCCCTTGTGGACCGTCCAGCCAATGCACAGGCGATGGTTAGTCTCTTCAAGCGTGACAATTCCGAAGAGGAAATTATTAAAATGACTGAAGAAATGGAAGCCAAAGTAAAGGCATACATGGAAGAAAAGTCGTGTGGGAGACCAGAAGCTATGAAAGCTCTTGGCTACGACATGATGAAAGAGGAAGAAGCTGAATCCGCTAAAATGGAAGAAGCTCCAGAAGTAGATAAGGCAGAAGAAGCAACAGCAGAGGAAGTCGAAATTGACACCCTCAAGGCTGAGAACGAGCGTCTTCGCAAAAGTCTTATTGAAAATGGCTACGTCATCAAATCTGATGTTATCGAAAAGAAAGCTGAAGTTGAGATGCTGGAAGTTGAAGGCGAGATGGTAGTTAAATCTGACATCCCTGCACCAGTTCTTAAAGCACTTGAAGCTGCTGCTGTTGAGAAGGCTGACATTGAACTGGCAAAACGTGCTGGTGAAGTTCTGCCACACTTTGACATCTCTGTCGCTAAATCTCTCGTAGCTAAGTTCTCCGAAGATGAAGCAATCATGGAAGCACTGAAGGCCGCTGATGCAGCATTCGATGCAGCTATGCAAGAATTTGGTAAGTCTGACGTAGACGGTGAGTTCGCTACTTCTGCTGACAAACTGGATGCCCTCGTAAAGTCCTACATGGACGAAAACAAACTGAAGAAAAGTGAGTTTGCCAAGGCTTATGCTGCTGTAGCTAAGACTGATGCTGGTAAAGCTCTGATTAACAAATCCTATAAAGGGGAATAAAAATGGCTGTAATGCAATCCCGCGACAACCGCACATTTATTGCTGGCGAAGACCTCTCCGCAGCACAATTCAAATTCGTAACTCTTGAGTCAGATGGTCAAGTTGACCTAGCTGACGCTGCTGGTGAGAACGCTATGGGCGTCTGTCTTGTCGGTGGTACTGCTGGTAACGCAGTAACAGTATGTGTATCAGGTTCAGTCATGATAACTGCTGGTGGTACTGTTGCCGCTGGAGCCTCTCTACAAACAGACGCTTCAGGTGATGCTATAACAGCCGCAAGTGGTGATGTAGTTCTTGGATACGCCCGTGAAGCTGGTGTAGACGGTCAAATCATCGAAATGGAAATGATCCAAGGTGGCAACTTAGTCGCCTAATCCAGCATTTAAAGGAATAATATAATGCCTCTTTTAACTCCCTCCGCTGTACATATTGACCAGCCTTTGTCTAACTTGACACTGGCCTATGTACAAGAACAAACATCTTTTATCGCTGACAAAGTATTCCCAACTGTAGGTGTACAGCGTCAGTCTGATAAATACTACATTTACGACCGTGCAAATATGAACCGTTCTGGTGATGTTAAGAAATTAGCACCACGTACAGAAGTTAACCGTATCGGCATGGCTATCTCTAACTCATCATACTTCGCAGACGTATTTGGTCTGGGTATGGACTTTGATGAGCAAACACTAGCTAACGAAGATGCAATGTTGGAAATCCGTTCCGCTGGAGCAGAGACACTAACTAACCGTCTGTTGATACATCGTGAGAAGCAGTTCGCTTCTACATTCTTTGTCAATGGCGTTTGGACAACAAGCGTATCTGGTGCTGCTAACGGTGCTGGCACTCCTGTTTACTGGAATGACTACACTAACTCAACACCTATCTCAGATGTAACAACTGGCGCACGTACTATGCAGTTGACTTCTGGCGGCTTCAAGCCAAACACAATGGTTGTTGGTAAAGAAGTACGTGACATCTTGGTTAACCACCCTGATATCCTTGCACGTTTGAATGGTGGTTCTACCATCAACAACCCTGCTCTGATTACAGATGGTAAACTGGCAGAAATCTTCGGTATGGAAAACTTCCTAGTTATGGAAGCTGTCGAGAACACTGCTGCTGAAGGTCTAGCAGAATCCTCTGCTTTCATCGGTGGTAAGAATGCTCTCTTGGTTCATACACCTAGAAACTCAGGTCTGATGACACCAGCCGCTGGTTTGACATTTGCATGGAACAATGTTCCTGGCGTAAATAACCTCGGCGTTACTGTTGAGAGCTACTCTGACGATGCACTTAAGCGTCAGCAGGTTGCAGAACACATCCAAGTTAAAATGTCCTACGACATGAAAGTCGTTGGTGCTGACTTAGGTTACTTCTTCAACGCTATCGTTCAATAAGAACTAATACATATACTAACGGGGAACCCTGAGTTAATCCTTGGGGTTCCACCCAACTTATAAAAGAACACAACAGTATCCTTACATAACGGAGTAGTCCTATGCACCCTACATATTTGGGTTGGCAGGTCGATTGGCCTGTCTTTATTAAAATACCAGTATCCTCAGCAGGAAAGAACTGGAAACGTGGTGAACATTTTAACTGGTTAGAACAAAGCATAGACCCTGATAAGGTCGCTAGTCTTTACGCCTCTGGTTATCTCTACCACAACAAAGAATTAGAAGTACAGAACAAGGTTGGAGACAGGTTGTCTGAGTTCTCCAGTAAACAACTAGATACCCTTGTTAGCTTACTTAACGTCATCGTCAAAGACAGAACTTCAAGTACATCTGAGTACAACATAAAGAAGTGTCGCAAGTCTAAGATCGACGACAAACAAAGAGGTCTCATCCGTCGCTTCCTAAACAACAGCGCATGGATTACTGAAGACTTCTACCGCATTCGGGATGAGGTTCTCGGATAATAGTAAAACGAAGGGACGACTTGAATGGCTTGGACATATGATCCATCTGATCTAAACACTACTACGGCTTCTGGTCGCCTCAATACTGTTCGCCTTCTGGTTGGTGACACCGACACTCAAGACCAACAAGTACAAAACGCAGAGATTACCTTCGGGTTGTCTCAGAACGGTGATAATGTTTACTATTCTGCTGGGTGGATAGCCCGTACCATATCCTCTCAGTATGCCCGTAGGGTAAACACATCCCTAGATGGCGCACTTAAGGCTGACTACTCTGACCTTATGAAGCACTACTCAACACTAGCTGATAACCTAGAGTACCAAGGTAAGACCTCTGGTGCATCTGTTGGCATACTTGCTGGTGGCATTACCAAATCTAAGGTAAACTCTGTACGTGATAACACTAACCGTATCGAAGGTTCATTCCGTAGAGACCGTTTCAAGAACCCCCCAAGTTACCAAACACCAGAGTATGAATAAGGAGAGGTAAGATGTCTTTTCGCTCCTATGATTTGCTAAAACTTGTACAAGACTTTGGTGAAAGCCTAACTCTTCGTAAGGTGACTACAGGTGGGACTTACAACCCTGCTACTGGTGAGATTGATGGTTCAGCTACTACGGACTATTCCTTCACGGGCTATATGTACAACTACGATAATGGCATCTCTGGAAACATGGATATGGTCGTTAGGGGTATTCGTAAGTGTGTTATACCTGCACTCGGACTTGCTGTCGAACCAGATACTGATGACCTCGTTGTTGGCAATGGAGACAACGTAAAGATTATCTCTGTAGTCACTATCTTCTCTTCTGGTACTCGTATTTGTTACCTCTGTGATGTGAGGGAATAACAATGGTAAAGCAGACTACTCTCAAGGTTAACAAGTCACTTGATAACAAGTTAAAAAAGATAACTAAGATTGCTGAAGAGGCTATAAGAGATAGACTAGGGGATATAGCTAACTACACTGTAAATATTTCCCCCGTTGACACTGGTGCTTATGTCACTTCTTTCTCGTATGCGGTCGGCGCTGGTCGCCCAAGAGGTAAGTCATCTCGTAATAAACCTCGCAATCAAAACATCCCTGCCATGCGACAAGAAGGTCTCTCTAACCTTTTGTCGGACATAACAAAGCTAGGTGAATTGAAGGGGATGACTAAGATTACTTTGAGGAACGCCGCACCCCACGTTGAATATGTAGAAAAGAAGCACTCAGTCTTCACTGAAGTAAGGAACAAGTTTGGTGGCTAGTATATACAACGATATTAGGGCTGCACTTGAAAGTCACCTTTCCAATGTGTCAGGCATACCTAGTGTGGCTTATGAGAATGTAACTTTTGAGCCTACAACTGGAACTAGCTTTCTACAAGTTATTTTCTTACCAGTAGAACGTCGCCCTGCTGCAAGGGGCTTAAATCCACAACAAAGATACCAAGGTGTGTTTTCCATCTTGGCACATACTCCAGAAGGTAAAGGTCCGAAGGCGGCTGATGATTACGCTAATACACTGATAGAAGCGTTTGAAGCCACAACTGACATATCCTTTACTAACTCTGACACAGAAACTATCAAAGTATCTATCGACTACGCAGAACGAAAGCAGGGTATTATAGACAGCCCTTGGTACTACGTCCGTGTAGACATTGGATGGTACATTTACAAATAACTTCCCTTTAGGAGAAACAATATGGCTTTCGCACAAGGCTCACGCTCCAGTCTGTCGTTCATCGTAGAATCTACGTTTGGTACAACACCCTCTGGTAACTTTACTAACCTTCCCTTCAGCACTCACTCTTTGAACCTCACTAAAGATCGTGTAGCTGGTAATGATATTCAAGCTGACCGTATGCCTCGCGTAGATCGTCACGGTAACCGTCAAGTAGGCGGTGACATCGTAGTTGACTTACGAGATGGCGACTATGATGCTTTACTTGAATCAGCTATGTTAAACACTTGGGCAACTAATGTCCTTAAAGTTGGTGTTGCACCTAAGTTCTTCTCTATAGAAGACTATGCTGCTGATATTGACCAAGCTCGTTTATTCACAGGTATGTCAGTTTCCACTATGGGCATATCACTTGCACCTAACCAGATGGTAGCAACTACCTTCGGTATGGTTGGCAAGGACATGACCATCAGTGCTACACAGAAGACCCAATCTGCTGCATCTGGTGCTGCACCATTTGATGCATACTCAGGTACTATTGGTATTGGTAACGTAGGTGGTGCAGCTTCTGTAGCTATCGTAACTGCACTAGACTTTACCTTAACTAACTCTTTTGCTCCTACTTTCGTTATTGGTAGCGATAGCGCACCATCTCTTGAGTACGGTCGTGCAGAAGTAGAAGGTACAATGACAGCTTACTTCCAAGACGCAGCACTGATTAACCGTTTCCTCAACGAGACTGAAACTGAGATTGAAGTGTCTGTGGATGACCCTACAGGAAACAATGCACACACATTCCAATTCCCACGGGTCAAGATTAACTCTGCTGATGTTGGCGTCGATGGCCCAACTAGCCGTATGGTTACAATGTCTTTTGTTGCTCTTTTTGACACAACAGAAGCTACTAACCTTAAGATCACACGCCCATCATAAGAATACCTAGCTAGGTAAGTGGGGACTCCTGAGTCGGGTCGGGGGTCTCCACGTTTTAATCACCCGACATAAACCCCGAAGGAACTCGACAATGGATTTAATGAACCTTAAGCCTACCAGTGACACTGTAGAAGTTAAGCTGGTTCACCCTAACACTGGTGATACCCTAAAGAATGACGACAAGACTGATATGACTATCACTGTCCACGCAAGTCACTCTAAAGAGTACAAGACAGCACTGCACGAACAGACAAACAAACGTCTTAAGGCTATGCAGTCAGGTAAGAAACAAGAGATCACAGCACAGGACATGGAAGAAGCTACTCTGACGCTTCTATCTAAAGTTACTTCTGACTGGAACATTACATATGGTGGTGAGAAACCTAAGCTCACTGTCGCTAAGGCTAAAGATTTATATGACGAAGTGTTCTGGATTAAAGATCAGATTGAGGAAGCGGTGGCTGACTCCTTGGATTTTACGAAAGCCTAACTTCTCAGTTGTGTGAGTGGGCTGAACATCAGTTTAAACTCAACAAGCCTGACAAGGATGGCATTACGGAACGTGAACACCTAGAACAAGTAGAAAGGCAGATTGGACGAAGACCAGAAGCATTGGAACCCCCGACAGTATTTCCTCAGCTTATGTCTCATGTCTGGTCTGCCTTTATTGCATTGAGCAACAGTAGAACTCAAGGCTTCTCTGGCCCTAACCCGATAACATACGAACAAATTAAAGCATGGAAGGAACTGACTGAGACACCTGTAGAACCTCGCGAAGTAGAGGCTATAAAACGTGTTGATACAGTTTACATGAGGGTAGCGAATGGCTGATGATATTAGTCTTATAATTGGTGTTGACTACAAAGAGATGACAGGCTTTATTAAGACCTCTGGTCAAACTAAAAGGGTCTTAAGAGAAATAGCCAAAGAGTTCGCTAGGACTGGCGACCAGTCTGCTTACATGAAAAGCATAAATCAGGTCGTACAAGCGGATAAGAAATTAGCTGCATCATCCCAGCTAGGTCGTAGTGAGATAATGAAACTTGGTGCAGCAATGCGTCAAGAGATCAAGTTTACTGAGGCACTAACTAAAGCTACACAAAAACAAACCGCAGCACAAATCACCTCCAACAAGGTTATGAGCCAAGCTAAGAACCGTATGAATGGCAACAACATGGCTATTCAACAGTTAGGCTATCAGTTTGGTGACTTTGCTGTACAGGTACAAAGTGGTACAAGTGCTTTTGTTGCGTTCAGTCAACAGGGTGCTCAGTTAGCTGGCATTCTACCTATGATTGCTAAACCACTAGGTTTAAGCATGGGTGCTGCCATAGGTTTATCTGCTGGTCTAGGTATCCTCATTCCCATCATAGGTATCGCAGGTCGAGCTATATTTGAGTTTGGCGACGAAGCTGATAAATCGACAGATAAAGCAGATAGACTAAAGAGTCAAATGGACTCTGTAACAAGTTCCCTAAGAGATTTCGCTCTAGCTAAAGAGGCTGCGAATGCTGGTGTATCTTTAGATGAACTCTTCCTGACTAAGCAAACTGGTGGGGTTACTGAGGTTAAGAGTCAAATATCTGACATAAAGAAAGAGATAGAAGAATTAGTTAGTATTGCCGAAATAGGCTTTAAGGACATAGGTGTTATTCCCCTAAGCGAACTCCAAGAAGAGTTTGAGTATATATTGGGAGGAGCTAGGCTGGGTGGTAAAAACGTAGCACTGACACGTATGCAAGAAGCGGCTCTTGGGTCTAGGCGTCAGAGAGAAGCGGCAATAGGTCCAAATCTACCAGAAGAAAAATCTTTGTCTGTTCTAAATCAGATAGAAGCTAACGAAACACAGCGCCTTGAGCTTGCTAGAAAGCGTAATGCACTTGAGGGAAAACTTCTTCCCTTAAAGCAACTTCAAGCGAAGTTTGCAGAAGAGGATTTGCTAAGGACAAGTGAGACAAATCGTGAAACAGAGAATCGAGTAGAGCTTTTAGAGGCACAATTAAAGTATGGGATAGATTCTGCCGAGGTAGAGAAGCTAAGGCAAGACTTTGCCGTACAAGCGTTTGGTAGAGAAGTTGCTCTACTGGATATCTCCGAAAAGCGCAAAATGGTTCTCATCGAACAATTCAAAATCTCTGAAGCCTCTCAAAAGCAAAAAGAGGCAGAGTTATTTGTAGCATCTGAGACTGCTAAACAACAAGATAACATAGACGTACTACGTCTACAGCTACAGTTTGGTGAAGATTCCCTAGCGGTCAAACGACTGATAGCTCAACAAGAACGTGAGGCTTACGAAAAGTCACTTGAGAGATATCAATTAGGCCCAAAAATAAAAGAAAGTCTGATGGCTCACTATGACACAGCTAAGTCATTAGCTGATGAGTTAGAACGTGCCGCCGACGCATTTGGTAAAGTTGATCTGTCGCCTACAGAAATAAAGACTGGTGTAAGGCTAGGGTCACTTCCCCCAGAAGCCCTTGGAGACATACCTCAATCTGCCGCAGAAAAAGCTGCTGAAAAAGCCTATGATGCTATAAGAAGAAGACGTAGGAAGAAGACCACAGGTGGCAGCGACAACGTAGTAAACATCAAAGAGATTATTGCAGCCCGTGAACTACAGATGCAACAAGAGCGTTCCTTAATTGGCTTAAGCGAGAAGCAAGCAGCTGGACAGAGGGTTTACTACGATCTTCTGAAGCAAAACAAAGATGCAGACGTACAGCTAACTGAAACAGAAATTGAAGGTGCTGCTAAGGCTATCGCAGCTTTTGAGGAACAGACTCGTGTACTTCAAGAGGCTGCTGATAAGCAAAGACAGATAGCAGATACAATTCAGTCTAGCATGGAAGACGCTTTCATGTCTATCGTTGATGGAACTAAGTCTGCTGAAGATGCCTTCAAAGATATGGCTCGTATAATTATCAAAGAGCTTTACAAGGTACTTGTTGTACAGCAAATTGTAGGCAGCTTTGAGGCTGGTGGTGGTGGTATCCTTGGTAGTATCTTTGGGGCTTTCCAAGCTGAGGGTGGTGCATGGCAAGGTGGTTCTCAGATCAAAGCATATGCTAACGGTGGTATTGTTGGTGGCCCTACTGTATTCCCTATGGCTAGAGGTAAGATTGGTCTCATGGGTGAAGCTGGGCCAGAGGCTATCATGCCACTTAAGAGAGGTGCTAACGGTAAGCTAGGTGTACAGGCAGAAGGTGGCGGTGGTGACAATGTAGTTATACACCAGAACTTCAACTTCCAAGCTAACGGTGACGACAGTGTTAAGAGGATTATTGCACAGGCTGCACCACAGATTGCTAACATGACCAAGAAGTCTATGCTTGATGATCGTCGTCGTGGTGGACAAATGAAAGCAACCTTCGGGTAAAGGAAAGAACAAACTATGGCACTTACTTATCCCTTAGATACTCCAACAACTATCGGGATTGAGAGCATTGAGTTACGTGCGGTTAATGCTGTAGCTGTCTCTCAGTCTCCATTCACGTATAAACAACAGACTATCGCTCACCAAGGTCAGCAGTGGCAAGCAAGCGTAAATATTCCTTCGGTACACAGAGATAAAGCTGCTGCATGGAAGGCCATGTTGGTTGGTCTGAAGGGACCACAGGGTACATTCCTACTTGGAGACCCAGACTACGCTACACCTCAAGGTACTGTAAGCTCTTGTACAGCTTCTGGTACTGCTGGAGAAGACCACGTAGCTGTAACTATGACTGGTACACTGAAGG